TTACCTGATATACAAACCTTCTCCTGGATGAATGACGCTATAGATTGATTTGCCGTTGTTAGCGGCTAACGTGTACATGCTAATACCATACTTATAGGCAATACTCCAGAAGCTATCACCATAGCGGACTGTGTAGTACGTGTGACTTGATACGGACACTGAGTAGCCACCAGAGACACGCAATAAATCGCCTGGGTGAATCACACTGTAGATTGACTTGCCGTTGTTAGAAGCCAAAGTATACATGCTCATGCCGTACTTGTTAGCAATTGACCACCAACTGTCACCAAACTGAACCGTGTAGGTTGAGCCTGAGTTTACTGACGGCACACTGGTCGTTGTCAGCAATTCAACATTGCTTCGGTTGATCCAGCTCATGATGCCACCAAGCAATACGTTAGATCCAGATACTTGCTGCACGGTGTACGTCTTGCCCTGAACCCAGCTAGGCATTGCGACACCGTTCGCCCAACGGGTTGTACCGAAGTTTACCTTAACACTATCGCCAGCTTTGATCTGGCTAAGTGTGGTGTTGTTGGCTTGCTGACCCGCGTTGGTTGCCGGTGTATTGGTTGATGGGTTGACGTAGGTCTTGCCACTGTCAGTTGTCGTGCTACCGTTGTAGCCTGAATCAGTGATACCGGTTAGATCAACGTTACCATCAAGGCCGCCAGCGCGATAGGTGGAAGTGAACTGGAAGATACCTACATTGTCGAAACTTGGGAAGTAGCCATAATTCGGCACGGTAGTGACATTGTAATCAGGATATTCCGCAAGCCACAGTTGGTAGCGACTCGCAATCTGTGACAAGTCAATGTGGCTCATCAAGAAACTCTTGTAGCCGTACAGCATTGGCGTGTAACCAGCATCGCGGATATAGTCGAGTGCCCACAGCAAGGTTGCCGTGTTGGTTGATCCAGCTTCATAGTCAAGCGCAACAATCGACCCTTTTGGTGTCTGAACTTCAGGCAAGAAATGATCTAGCACCTGCTTGGCCAAATTGGTGTTGTCGATATTCTGCCACCAGATATAGGTGTGTGCTCGCTTACCAGCGGCAATCAACGATGCAACCTGTGTCTTGTACGTGGTTTGCTCGTACGTGCCGTAGCCACTATAGCCACCGATTTGAGAGATCCCAAACTTGTCAGTGGAATAGCCAAAGACACCGTTATCTCCTTGGTACCGGCTCCAGTCGACACCTTGATCTCCCTTGGCCGCATTGACCTGCGATGGCAGGGCAAAAGAAATAGCCGCCAAGAAGGCGACTACCAAAGTGATGAGTTTAGTTTTAAATTTCATGGTGCCCTCCTTATTGCTGTGGAGCAACAGATTCCGGTGCCAGTTGAGCCTTAACTGCGTCTGCTGCTGCTTGAGCTGCGGCAGCTACCTTATCTTGATTAGATGCTTCCTGATCAACTGTTTTTTGTGGATAGGTTTCTGCTAGGCTGTCTTTCAAATTCGCATAAGATTGTTCAACTGCATTGGCAATTGTCTGCTCGTCTGTGCTGGTGAAGCCAAGCGATTTTAAGCCGTCTTTCACAGCCTGAATGGCAGTCGATTTCTTAACCGCACCGTCAATCGCCTGTGTCACACCAAGCTGTTCTGCCGCTGTTACCGCAGCATTTGCCAATGGGCCTAATACCTTTACCAAAGTCAGCGCTTGCTTGTTAGCCAGCAACTGTTTTGAGATCCAAGCCCCAATGATTGGGATTGCTGCTACTGCGAGTGATACCAAAAGTTCTGTCCAATTATTCATCATCATTATCTCCTTTAATGCCTACATGGTCTTCCAATCGAGTAATCCTAACCGAGTGACTGCCAAGCTCGTCATCGTGTGTTTTCAGATGAGCATTCAAGTCTGCCAACGACTGTTCGTGCAGCTCGAGCTGACGATTAATCGTATCTGACAACATTTGAATGTCTGAACGTAATGGATCTAGGGCAATCTTTTTGAACAGCCAACTGCCCGCGCTCACACCCACCCCGATGATTGATATAACCTCCGTCCATTCACCAATCGTGTATCCAAAAAATATCACTTTCTCACTTCCATTCCACAAAAATAGCCGCTAGCTTTTGCTGGCGACATAGTCACTGCCTGTAATTTGCTTGTATTGATCCGGGGTGATCATTACCGGTACATAAGGTGCTAGATCAATTCCCCAACTGTAAAGTAGTGCACACTGATCATAATTAGTCACTTGATTTCGCCGCCTTCAGCTGTGCTACTTCAAGAGTTAAATTTGCGAGTAGCATCTGTTCTCCGGTCGGTATCACTTGATTAGCCGCTTTTTCTAGCGCTGCTTGCTTATCGGTATCTATGACAACAGTACCGTCATCAGCCAGCTTTGAGGCGCCAATGGCAATCTTTTTCAGTTCTTCCGGTGCAATCAGAATGGCTTTCTCATCATCGAATGGCGTTTGCCAATGACTGCCGTCCCAAAACTCCTGCTGGTAGCCAGTGATATAGCCATCTTCATCAGTGCTAAAAATTGCTTTTACTTTGTCAGCTTCCATAGCAACCTCCTAAACTGCGTATATCTCAGTCATAACCGCTTTTGCAAGCGATCCGCCCTTATTTTCATCAGAACCAATAATGTGTGTGTCGTCATACCACAGAACTTTGAAGATGGTTCCAACGTCCTTCATTGTGAAGGTCACTCTTAAATAGTTAGCACCAGTCGTGTTATAAATCAAAGCGGCCTTTGGTAACAGCGTGAACGCATAGTTGTTATACGTTGGCGATCCGTTTTGATAATAGCTCCATGCAATTAACCATCCAGATAAAGTCTTTGAAAGTGGCGTCGATATTGTTGCAGTATCAGCCTGAGATGGATAGAAAGCGCCATGCCAAACAAGCAAGTTATTATTTGTTAATTGCAAGACTCTTAAAGCATCTAAGCTGCTGGTGATCCACTCCAACGACTTGTTACTGGCAGTTTGATAGTTGCCGCTTAGAGTTAACATGCCTAACGATAGTTGCGCACTATCCATCAGTGTACCTTTGTTATAAATTTGACTTAGCAAGCCAAATTGGCTGAGTTCGGTATGCGTCACCTGACTGTTGTCAGTATCCGAATACGTATCTGTGACGATCTTGCCATCGGCCATTGTGGTTGTCCCATGGACGGTATAGTCAGCAACGCCATCGGGTTTGACACCTTTAAATGAAGAAATGAACTTAGACCCGGTAAATGTAACCCCGTTGAATGTCATGCCGTTAAATGTTTCTGCCGAAAGAATCTTAGCATCGATTTTATAGGGGTTCCATTTAGTCCCATCATAGGTGTAATATCCCGTTACAACCCCGCTGCTATCAGTTAGCCAATGCATATCCCCCTTTTTGGGACCTGATGGATACGCGGCACCAACAGTAATGACTGGCACATTATCGCTACCGTCTTTGCCGTCACGACCATCAGTACCTTTGAACAATGCCCATGAGTATTTTGTTGGATCGGTACTATCCGCTTGGGTCTGGTCAACATACTGGCCAAAATAGGACTTTCCATTACCATCCGTTGTTGAAAATCCTTGACTTCCATCAATGCTGTTAGCATAGGCTGTATGAAAGTAGCTAGTTTTGCCATCGGCTCCCTTAGGGCCCGGGACACCCACACCATCGTCACCTTTTGGCCCTTGCACTAGTTGCCAACTATAAGTAGCTGGATTGGTGCTATCAGCTTGTGTGAAGTCTGTATAACTACCGATGTACTTGCGAGATCCGGGGGTATCGAGCGAAAAGTTCGTTATACCGTCACTGCTATCAGCATAGGCAATATGGAAGTACGGTGTCTTTCCATCGGCACCGGCTTTTCCGGGAACCCCATCTTTACCATCAGCACCATCGGCACCTTTAATCAGTGACCAGCTATAGTCACTTGGATTCGTACTGTCACCAGATGTGAAGTCGCTGTAGAAGCCAATATACTTGCGATTAGAATCAGTTGTTGAAAAGTCGGCCTTGCCGTCTTGGCTGTTTGCATAAGCAAAGTGAGCGTAGGCAGTACGGCCATCAGCTCCCTTAGGGCCCGGGACACCCACACCATCGTCACCTTTTGGCCCCTGAATCAAGGCCCACTTGCCAGCATAATCAGCCGGGTAATCACTTGGCACGGATGATTTATTGCTGTACACAACCGCCATATACTTCTTGCCAGCTGGCAAAGCACTCATGTTTGTTCCTTGATTGTCATCAGCGTAGCGAAGCCACGGATAGTATTGGATCGTTTTGGGAATGTTCTTAATTTGTTCAGCAAGTTGCCGATATTGGGCTGCTACCTGATCGTGCTCAATTAGGTAGTCTCCCAATGTTGCTGTGTGTGTATCCATCGAATAGCTTGATTTGAGTTCTAGCAAGCGAGCCGACAAGTACAATTGCTCATCCTCGTCAGCTAAATGAATTGTGTCACCAATGTTGATATTTTGTGGCAGCACAGCAATGTCGGTCTCGTAATTGACTGCTTCATGATTGTGAGTCTTAAGATCAGAGAGTGCAGATTGAAGCAAAGTTGCTTGCGAAGTAGCCGTATAAGTGACAACACGATTGATATACGCTGCATTGACACTCGGTGCACCACCCTTAGCTAAAAGTCTGCTCCATGTTTGGTTGGCTACCGGATCTAGCAAAACGCCTTCTTTCGTTAACACGTAACGACCATCGGGATCTGTCCACTGATAACCTTCAAGTGTGATTGGCTGTTGATCAGTGGTCTCGCCATCTTTGCTTTCAGGCGTACCACCTGTCGGTGTGACGGCCGTATAGAGATCATAAATACTGCCTGATGTCACAATCTTATTGATGTCTTTATCAACATACAGCGTGATGTTTCTATCAGCACATATGCGCTTATGAATGTTGATTAAGCGGCGCACAACCGTTGTCCCTGACACATCGAAACTAAAGTCTAGTTCAGCATTATCAAACTGAGTCGCAACAGATAGAATACGATTTAAAGTGGTGTCAGACTCGCCAGTCCATTCAAGCGTTCGCTTCAAATTAGGGATCTCGTTAAGACCGATTTCAAAACCTGAGTCATTCGTGAATAGGCTAATATAGTCGGCGATGCCCATTGCTTGTGGAGCTTTGTAGGGACCAACAGTCTCGTTAATCAAATCAATACCAGCATCTTCAGCAGTGAATGTCTCCTCACCAGCAAGCGGATCATGACTTGATTCCATAATTGTCATAAAGACTGCTTTATTGCGCTCATCCATATACAAAATGTAATTGCCACGTGCTGCCATTGCTTGAACCTTGGACGATAGTTCAGTAGTGAACCGAATGGTTCCTGAATAGGTGCGAGCACCTGCTGAGATAAGCTGATCATCAGTATCATCGACAATGTGGATTGTGCCACCACCGCCAGCAGTTGCAATCCCTAGCAGATGCCATGATCTATCCACAAAATAAAAATCCTTCATAGCCATGCCTCCTGCCAAGATACTTCAGCCTTACATTGCTTTGCCCAATGTGATGTGAGCAATTCGATGGTGTTATTGCCGGGCTGAATCTTGAACCCGCCCCAATCATTGCCAATTGTTTGCAGTGTCCGATCTTCTGCACCATTGACAAGAACACGTCGATTAGCAACATCGATTTTCACAACGTCCCCGTCTTTGAAGCGGTTAGGAATATCATCCCAGTAATCAACGTTGATCCACTCAAAGTAGCTGTCTTGCCAGTTAATTGACCAACCACGTTGATCGGAGAATCCCGGGAACCATGCTGTCCAGCCATCAATTGGCACACTAGAGAAGCCTGATATTGTCCGTGTCTCAATGCCGCCATCACCTAAATCAATGCGATCCAAACGGAAGGTTAACTGATCCCCCATTTTTGTGATAACAGCATTGTAGTTGCCGTCACGATAGTAATTGCGTGGCAGTAAGTCAAAGAATAGCATCTGTGCTTGGCTGCCATCATAGACTGTACCAGAGAAAACCCATTGGTCATTAGAGGCACTATCGTCAAACAGCGCAAGAGAAGCAACAATCTTGCCTTGATACGTTAAATTGAACTCGAAACGGCCTACTTCTGCGGAATTCGTCCCAACATTGACACGATTGACAAACTGAAAATTAGCCGTGTTAGAGCCATTCGAATTTTTCGGAATGGTGCCGCTCATTGAAGGCCCGTTCCAGTAATTGGAAGCGGTTCGTTCAGTGGACGGGTAAGCAATACCATCTTTATATCCAAACGGTCCCGACTGTACGTTGGCATTATTGCCATGCTCATAGTAAGGAAAAGCCGTAACCCCATTATTGAGCGTTACCCCTGTCGGTGTCTGATTGAAATCGAGATGATAAACGCGTTCAGACTTTTGTTTCACAAAACCATCAGTCTCATCGGGAGAGCCGAACTGTAGCACACTGCCCTGATCATTAATGGCAGTTAGTACGCCGTCATCACCGTTGATAGTAGCCGTGATAACCGGCTCAGATGGATATGTCCCAGCATTAGACACTGTGATGGTGTCGGTATAGTATTCAGGCTCTGCTGGGTTAGGCGACCATGGAGAAGCTATATTTTCCTGTGCTAGCTTTGGCTTATAAAACTGTAAAAAGGTACCTTTAGTAAAATCAAACACTTGTGTTAAATTAGCCAAGTCAGCAGTCCTACCAATAGCAGGAGAATTACTAGATGGCCATGTATAGGTACTTGTTGCTCTATATACATTTGTAGATACTTTTACAAGATTGTCTGTTCCTGCAGTGTTATGTCCATACTGATAAGTGTACCAAGATATACTAATAGGTGTCCCTGTTAATGGTGCATCCGTACTAATGTATATCGACTGTGTGTAAGTTACCCCAGGCATGTACGTGTAGGTGAAACCAGTACCTTGTGGTACAACCTCTGTGCCCGTAGTTGTAACTGGCAAAGATACTCTAGAAACTTGGTTAGCTGTATCCCAAGCAGTATTCGGAATACCATAGCCCATTACAAAGGGTCCAGAAGTTCCTGTCAGCAAGTTCACCGGCACGTCCTTGTATGGCATATTGTCAAACGTCTTCGTGGCTACCGAGTGCGCAATGCCATCGGGGACAGTGAATACTAGTTCTACCGTGGCAATATAGTCAAAAGTACCGTCAAAGTCCTGACTTCCATCAAAAATAGCGTTGAAATATCTTCCCGGATAGTTTGACAACGTTAGCTGCTGAATAGTATCTGATTTTAAGGCATTAATTAATTCATCTTTAGTTTCAGCCACGGTAAGGTTCGTTTCTTGAGTCAAGATGGTTCCTTGGATAGTGATTTTTGTTTTAGCATTACGAGAATAAATCAGACTTTCACCATCTGATCGGCCTATTTGAGTATACTGATTGTCTTTGTATAGAAATGGCATCGTCACGCTGGAAACGATAAAGTATGGAGATAAATCAAAGTCACCATACTTTACCGTAATTTCTTTTTTCAATTCGTATACCCCCTCATTCTGTTATAACGACGAGCTTGAATGCTTTGAATCTTAGACAAGTACGGATATTGAACTTCGGCAACTTTACGTCCGTCCAATTCGACCGTTGTGTCTCGTTGCATCAGTACCGTCATCATAGACTGAATAGACATAAGCAACTTTTCAAGATTTTTTGTATCTAAAGAATTGCTGACACTAACTGGCTGTTGGCCAACCAATGATTGAGTCACTTGGTTTGCTAGGCTAAGTGCTGTTGCGTTTGCTGGAATGTCTTTACCATTGGCGTACTGAGGCAATTTTGGAAACATTCTAGCCGTCATCCCTGCAGGGACAATTTGAGCATGCTTTTCAATTGGTTTAATCACATTACGACCAAATGGAATCTCAATCCCACCATTAGGGTGGATAATAGCTTCACGGAACGTTGGACCTTTTTGATCGTTAACCATTGCGAGGCCGCCAGCAAAATTAGAATCACCTTTAGCTCGTGTTGCTACATTTGCTGAACCGCCACCAGCTCGCCCATACGCGACATGTTCTTCAACATAAATAGTTTTCAAAACAGATGTTTTGGTTTGCTCAACGAATGAATCAACAGCTGCTTTAGCTTGTGCAGCGGTTTGCGTAGATTCGTCAATGGCTTTCAAAATTGCTTGCTTTACTTTAGCGGACATGCTGTTCCACAATCCCAAATCTTGAAGCGTTTGCTGCAACGCCGCCCCTGTCTTGGCTTGCGCAATCAATTGCTGCTGTGCTGGGGTCAAGCTATCCCACTTGCCCATGTTTGCAAGAGCTTCAATTGTTGCACTATTAGTTTTGTTGGTTGCCCATATCTGAGCTTCTTTCCAGTCAGATACATTCCACTGATTATTAGCAATCATGGCGCTTGCTACTTGTTCTTTAGCATTTGAAGACAAATGTAGATCACTCTGAATCCACTGCAAATCATCCCACTGCTTATTAGCAGCCAAGGCTTCTGCAACCATATCTTGAGCGTTTGTTGTCATTTTACCTTCTTGTAGCAAAAGCTGAATAGCATTCCAATCCTTGCCACTTTTTACAGCCTTCTGAACTTCTTCGACGGCATTAGTTTTGACTTTGCCATCCTTATCAGTCAGCTTAAGGTTGTTCCAACTTTCAGCAGCCTTTTTGACATCACCAGATAAGCCATCTAATGAGACGCTGACGGCATTTTTAGTTTGATCTGCGGCGGCTTTAGTTCTGCTGTTATACGTATCCCAAGCTTCAGCGGCTTGCGTAGCAGTAAATCCATACTGTTGTGTCAGCTCAGAAATGATTTCAGAATGTGACTTACCTTGTGCTTTAGCAACTCTGATATAGTCTCCGCCGAGCTTATCCATCGTTGCAATGTGTTCCTGTTCAAGGGCTTCGATAGCAACATTCTTTTCAGTTTCAGAAAGCTGTGCATTACCATTGATTGCTTTAAGCCTTTGCTCATAGCTCGACATCTCTTGGTACGAAGCATCACCAATAGACTTTGCCATTGATGACAATTGCTTTACGGACATCTTGCTGGTTTCGCCTAGCTCAGCAGCAAGCACTTGACGTTGCTGTTTTGCCGTTAATCCAAGTGTCTTAATCTGAGCTTCGGCCATTTCATCTTGAATATTGCCAATCTTAACGCGTTGTTCTGCATTAAGAGCAACGTTGTTGTCAGCTGAATTTTTCAAAATGTCATGTGCTTCTTTAGCATATGACTTCATCTTCGCAATCTCTTTGTTACGAGCGGTTTCTTCTTTGCCGGCCTCTTCTTCAAGAGCTGCAGCAGCTTCACCACCAATAGCCTTGGCAACATCATCAGCAGCCTTTTTCTGAGCCTTACTTGCCTTTTGAGCAGATGTAATCATACCGCTGAACGCTGAATTAATAGTCTTTGCATTGCTAGATACGGATCCGGATGCACCAGACATGGCAACGTCAACTTTGCTTTGGTATTGCGACATTTCAGTTGCCGCAGTATCGGCCGTTTTGCCAATATCAGAGCCCCATCGTGAAGCGCGGTTCGACGACTCAACCATCTGTTTGCCGAAGCCTTCCCAAGCAACGACACCAATCGTTGCCGCACCGGCTACAGCTATCATTCCAAGCCCTAACGGAGTCAATGCGCTCCCTAAAACGCCTGTTTCACCAGCGGCAACAGTCATTCTTCCGGCTAAATTTCCAATTAAGCCACCTGTATTGGTTGCGGCACCGCCAGCTTTCGTCAAGGTTCCTACAACATTACCCGTTGCATCTGTTAACTGACCCATAACCGTCTTGGCTGCTTGCGACTTAGCACCCAATCCGGCTATTTTTGCAATAAGGCCAACTGATGAGGTACCTAATTTTCCAAGTCCTGTTGTTAATCTTCCACCAATGCTAAGCACTGGGCCCATGGCTGCGGCCAACAACCCCCACTTAACAATGTTTTGCTGGACTTGTGGATTTAGTTTACCAAACCAATTAACAGCATCAGTCAAATCCTTGATAATTGGCTGCACACTAGGTAGAACTTTTTGTGCAAGCGTCATCCCCAAGTTTTCAACATTTTGTTGCAGAACTTTTAACTGATTTTGAGCAGATTTAAGGTTCTTTTCCGATAAGCTGCCCACATAATTCTTTTTCTCAGCCTTATCAACCTGGCTATTCAATTCAGCTAACTGTTTGCTGTTTTGTGCGAGAATAATACCGGCTTGCTGACCAGTGGTACCAAAAAGACTGTTAAATACAGCTGCTTTTTTAGTCGCGCTCATGTCCTTGGTGTGCTGATTGAGTACGTCCATGACAGTGCTCAAGCTCTTGAGCTGACCGTTAGAACCGACGATTTCTTCTTTCTTGATGCCAAGACTGGCCAAGACGTCATTCTTAGTGCCAATATTTTTGACGGCAGTGTTCAAGCTGACAATCACTTTACGTAGCCCAGTACCAGCTTTATCAGCTTCCACGCCATTGTTAGACAAAACACCTAAAGCAGATGCCGTTTCTGACAAGGTGAAATGAGCTTGGTGAGCAGTAGCACCAACATATGACATACCAACACCGAGAGACTGGAAGTCCGTTGCTGTCAAATCGGCCGCATAAGCGAGTTCATTAACGGCAGTCTTGGTGTTTCTAGTCATTTTTGCAGTATTGCTTGATTTCATGCCAAATGATTCCAATGTGGACGATGCCACAGAAACAACATCATTGAAATCATCGCCTGATGCCAAAGCACCTTGGAGTTCTGTTTTCATGGCAGCGACAGCTTGCTTTGATGTATAACCACGCCGCACAAGTTCTTCATATCCTGCTGAAATCTTCTCTACAGATACACCGTAATGATTTGAGTATTGAATGGCGTCTGATTGCATCTTGTTGACGCCAGAAATGGCCTCCTTTGCTGACTCACCACCAGTAGTAAGCAAGTTCTTAATTACTAGAAGCTGATTTTGAAATTTGATTGCTTTAGCAGTCGCAGCAACAAAAGCTGTAGCTATAGGAACGGTTATGCCGGTAGTCATGCTATCGCCCAGCGACTTCATGCGATTGCCAATAGCTATCTGGGCCGTACCAAGCTTGTTAATTGCACCGGTGACGCCGGTTGTTTTAACACTCATTTCCGCTTCTGCTTGCGCGGTATTGATGTACTCTTTAGCCAGTGATGCAAGTTTTGCTTGTTCGGCTTCAAAATTAGCTGCAAGTCTAGCGGAACTTTTTGTCATTTCGCCTTTTGAAGTCAGTGATCCGTCGTACGCCTTCTTAGATTCAGCTACAACCTTTGACTGTGCAGCAATCATCTTGGTCAAGCCTTGTTCTTTAGCACTCAAGCCGTCTACTTTACTTCCAAAAGCGTCATAAAAAGAGGCCTGAGCTTTCATCTCAGACCCGAAATATTTCAACTGTGACTTGGCGTTCTTCAGACCGTTACCGAACTTGGTATCATCAAGCCCAAGCTCGATCATCATTTGACCTAATGGTTCTGCCAATTTGTTTCCTCCTTCCTACATTGATTTGATAAAGTTGGCAAGCGAGACTGCCTTTTCTTTTTCTGGTTCACTTTGCAGCAGCACCTCTTGTAGGGTCTCCCAATCAGTTTTCATAATGTCATTGATCGTGAACCCCGGAACATTTGTAACAACCGAACGAATCATTTTGTAGATTTGATTTAATGCTTCTTTTCTGCTGATTCGCTCGCTTCCACTTTTTTTGGGTCAATCCCGAAAAGCTGCTGATTGAAGGTGTTAAATACTTTGTTGAAGTCCCAAGCGGCAACGCCGTCTAAAATTCGTTGCTTGGTTACGCTTTTGTCTTCAAAACAAGAAGCCATAAATTCTGCGTTTTTTTCCATCCAATCTGATTCATCTAGATCAGGAAAGTTCTCGGGAGTTAGTTTTAAGCCTTCGATCAGTTTTAAGGCGGGCACGAATGTTTCTTGAAAGTGCTCAACCTTGCCATCTTTATTACGTAAATCAAGTTTTAGCATGATAAATCTCCTTATTTTAGATGCCGCCCTGAATTCAATCAGCATTGTTTATTTCTGAGGCGACAATTTTATTTTTAAGCAGCAGTTACGGTTACCGCAGTGCTTGCCGTTTTGCTTCCGTCGTGTGTCGTCACAGTGACGGTAGCAGAGCCAGCCGAAATACCAGTTACTACGCCATTAGCATTGACAGTAGCGACTGCTGTGCTGCTTGATGCAAAACTAACAGACTTGTCGGTTGCATCTGTTGGGCTAACTGTAGCCGTTAATGCCGTGGTTGCTCCCACTTTTACGCTCGCTGTTGCCGGTGTCAGAGATACCCCAGACACCGTTACAGTTTTGGGGTTGCCTTTAAAACCTGCGCTTTCACCGTGCTAATAGCTTTTGTATCAGACCCGACATATTTAGCAACGTACTCGCCTTTTTGATCACCATTATCAGGTGAACCGGCCGCAGTAAACGTATAGCTATCGCCTTCTGGTGCCTTCTTGTCAGCTGGATTTTGTGTATTCAAGGTCTCTTTGTCCTTGGCAAACTTGCCGCGGAAGAAGCCTAGATAAGCACTATCCCCTTGAAGATTTTCGGCTTCTAGCAGAACACCACAATATGGTGGGTTCGTGTCATTACCCACATATGTGATACCAGACTCAACAGTTTTCTGTCCAAGGATAATCGCTTCTGAATCTGCTGGAATGTCGATCAACGTAAAGTCAACAGAAACTTCACCAACACCCTCTTGAGAAATCCAATACTCAATGTCCGATGCAGCAACCTTCAGAGCGTTGCTTGACAACCCAGAGATTTCAGCTGTAATGGTACCGCCTTTGTTGGTATCCCCTTGAACAACGATTGGTTCTCCATTTGGGGCACCGGAAGCGTCAAACGGTTGAATGGTCATACGTGGAAAATGTACTAAAGTCATGTGATGACTCCTTTCTAATAGTTAGCGTCATAAAGCTGTGTGACAGTTCGATATCGCCGTGCATCGACATACCGTTTCGTGTCACTAAAAAACTCGTCAAGCCCCTCGGATAATTGCGAGAAGCCTAACGAGTACATGTGTTTTTTGATTGCTTGTTGTATCTGCTTACACAGCATGCGATCACCGGATTGCACATCAATCTGGTAAGTTAGCTGTTGTGCTAATTCTTTATCACTGGCACCAAAAGCAGCTGTTGGAGGAGATAACGGTTTGATGAGAACAAACGTTTCCTTAGAAGCTGCCTCTGGATAGTCGTAATACTTAATCGGGTACTGAGATACTAGCGGATCACCACGTATCTCTGTATAAATCGTGTTCAGCATGTCTTTCATAGCAGTTTCCTCAATTCAGCCGCTTCTAGCTCTTTCAGCTTCGGCTGCATTTCATCATAGGATGATCGAATTTTCCCTATGCCTCTTGGAGCATACGTACGCCCATTTCGGGTGTACCCAAATTCGTTGAGATGAACTAAGCGCCACCGTTGTTTTGAACCATCACCAGACCACCCAATCTTGATATTGCGAACCCCACCACGAAGCCGTGGTTTGCCCGCAGTAATTTCATTTACTGTTGCGCCAGTGTCTCGATAGCTTGCTGCAGCTTGCTTAAGCTCAACAACTGCATACCGGCCAGCGATGGTTAACGCGTTGTTGACATATTTAGCAACCTTGCGATCACTAAATTTTTGACTTAGCTTGTTTTCTAAGTCTTCTAAACCTTTAACGTCCAAAGTTACTGTCATTGCTTCGCCCCCAATACCAGCGTAATGAACCTGTTGGCTTCAAAATCATGGCGAACTTCTTCAATCTGCCATTCCTTAACTTCCCGATAGCGAGAGTCGTCAATAAACGCTGTCATTTTGTTGTTCGGAATGAATTCACCCTTGGTATCGCGAATAATCACAGTGACGCCCAGGTCAACCTCGTGGCTATCAAGAACTACCTTGTCCTTATTGCTTGGCGAATAGGCATCGCAAAGACAAAAAAACACTTCTTTAGGCTCAATGTCTGTTGGCTCCGGTGAAACACCAACATCTTGAGCATAGAAGTGAATCGGGATTCTTAATTTTCCACTATCAACTTTTTGAGCCTGATACTGAAAGCTTGGACGACTAACCATTGTCATCGTCCTCCTCGCCATATGCTTGTAGGTTCAAGCCGATAATCGTAGACAGAAAGTTGTCTTCGAAAAATTCAGCCTGATCATTGTAGACATACCTGGTGCGTTCAATGACAAGCTCTTTGAATTGGTTATTGGTGATATCAGACACTCCAGTCATGCGATTAACTGCATCATACGAGGCCTGCAGCATGTTTTTAAGCTCAGCGTCTTCTGACGAGTGGTAAATGCTCATTCGAGATTTAAAGTCCGTCAAAAGTGATTCAATCTGATCATCATTCATCTGATGTCACCCCCGCAAGTTTCTGTAAATCGGCCTTTAATGCATTGCTTGGGTAATTGATTCCCTTTGAATCAAGATATGACTTCAGCTGTGCAACGGTTGAGTTGCTGTCTACCCCCGTTACGCCGGGGGATACTAGTTTCCCGTCCCACCAGTTGTGGAAGCACTTGGCGCAGCGATATTCAGCGCATAGACAAGCGCAGCATTACTGTCTGCTGGCGCACCATAGAAAAACTGCTTAGCAGTGAACAGGATTGCATCCTGAATGGCCAACGTTTGGTTAAAGTCAGAGATGTTTAAACCACCAGCCATGTATGCGTCATAACGGCCTTTAACAAAAGCAATAGCCTTACCATCTGGAACGTACTGAGATTCAATGATCTGAATGCCATATGGCAGCGCATATACCCATTGACCATTAACGTTTTGCATGGTCATTGCACGTTCAAAATCAAGCGAAGCACCTGGCTGTACAACCAAAATGGTGTTTCCACGTGCAACTACAGGCTTGCCGTTTGCTTTCTTGGACAGAGCCTTAATGATGGTCATTAGTTCAAACTTAGCTGTGTCAGCGTCCTTGAGGGTCACGGTACCGGCATCAGCCTTAACAGGATAGGTTGTCACGCCAGCGGCTGTGGCACCTTTTGACGGATCGCGATCAAGCCCAATTGGCTTGCTGTTACCATCACCATCGACAAAAGCAGATTCAGATGCGGCCGCAAACGCTTCGGTGATTTGGGTAGTAACATATGTGCGTACCCATGCCGGACCGAATGAATCAAGATCATTAGGCAGCACTACGAATGCCGTCAGTTTACTCATCTCTGCATCAACAGACGTGAACGTAGCATCAAGCTGACCTTGAATGTCGCCGAAAATCTTGCCCCATACAGCGGCACCTGTAGCATCAGATTTCCAGATTTTAAGGCGCACACCGTTGTTCTGCAAACCAATCGCTTGCAGCAGAGGGTGATTAGAAGTCAGATCTTCGAAAATCTTATCCACAGTGGTTTGTGGAATAAGTTGATCGTTCTTAAATCCAGTATCAGTCGAGATAGCGTTGAAGAATTTAACTTCATCTTGTGTCATCTTCACATCACCGGTGTTGGCTGCAATGATGCTGTCGATTTCCTCTTGGGTCTTATTCTTCAGCTTTTCTTGGAAGCTGTTGAGATCAGTGGACAGTGCGTCCATCATTTCACCAAACGCCTTGCCTTGGGCTTCAGCATCACCACCACTTTTGACAATGTCTGCGAATGCCTTTTGTTTTTCCGCAAAGGTATCTAAATTCTTAAAGCTCATAGTCATATTTTTATGACTCCTTTCGTATTAAAAAAGGAACCCTGCAAACTTGCTTTGCTTAGGTTCCTCATGGGGTTTCAATTTATTTGCAAGCTTTTCTGCTAATTCATCGGTGTCAATCTTCACAGCCGGTTCTGTTGGCTTGTCCTTGATTTCTCGATACTCCTTAAGAGCATCAACGATCTCTTTTGTCAGCATCGTTTTTGGCCCCGCTACCAAGGTAGGCTGTTCCTCAAACATAATTTCATCAACAAATCCAATATCTTTGGCCTGTTGTGCTGACATATACGTTTCGTCCGCCATTAGCTTGAGCATCTCATCAGCTGTTTTTCCAGTTTTTGATGCATACAAGTTAGCAAATTGTTTATCTTGCATTGAAAGAACATCACTGTACTTGTCAAGATCACCGGAGTTTCCAGAAATGCCAGAGACTGACACACGGTGAATCATGAATGTAGCCGTCGGTGCCATCATAATCTTGTCAGCTGACAGTGCTACTACTGTAGCTGCAGATGCTGCCTGACCGATAATCTTAGCCGTTACAGTTCCGGGATAGTCTTTCAAAAGTGTCGCAATTGAGCTTCCTGCGGTAACCAATCCACCTGGACTATCAATTTCGACTACAACGTCTGAATTATCAGTCGGAAGCATTTCGCGGATCGCGTTTGGAGCTACTAAATCCAGTCCCCATGACTTCATGACACTCGCAGTCTCATCATCAACAAGCTGAGTGTTAATTGGAATTACTGTCGTCATCATTATCACCTCCCTTCGTTGCTAATCCTGTTGGAATAGCGGGTGTTTGCTGATTTGATAGCCAAATGGCATCGCCACCAGCCAAAGGTTTCAGTCCCTGTGCTTGTCGCCGTTCATTGATCGTTTTCGCATTAAGGTCATCAGTTTCCGGCTGAGGAGAATCTGTGATAGCTTGATAGTTCTTAGTCATGTAGTACACGTCTCCACCATCTACTGGTTCGTATCCTAGACGAGCACGCACTTCATTTCGGCTTAGGACACCAACCGCTGTGATCTTATCAATCGCTTCTGCTTGCTTGAATGGGTCAGGCTTATTCAGTCCCCAAACGGTGACCTTATCTTGATCATATGAAGACTGGCTTACAGCCTTGGCATTTAACTCATCCTCAATTTTTTGATTAAGCGGAGCAATGCAAAAATTCAATAATTCTTGTTGATTCTGATCAACTTCCGCCTGTGCACCGTGGATCAATGCTGGTGGAATTCCTAGAATCTCTGCAACGCTGTCAACTGCCTCTTTACGTGCAGCAGTAATGTCAGAAAATGCCTGATCTGCGCCACTATACTGGCTCGAAACTTCGTCGTACTTAATACCCTTTTGTAAAGGCACAATTGCAATGTCGTTGTCTCTGAATGCGCTAAATAGCTTATCAATGAATTTCTGAGCTGGATTTTCTTTCTTATTGCCATTCGCATCATCTTTAGGCGTTTGGCTATCAAAACTTGTAACGCCTGAGAAATCCACCGTTGCTCTTAGCTGCTTGTTACGCATGGCAAAGCTAATCATGCGGCTGAATAAATTAGCATAGTCGGACAACAACTGATTTGTGTATGTGGTTAGGTTGTCGTTGTTGTATTTGATAAACCAAACGTCATCCATTCCAAACACACGCTGAAACTGATAGTCGTTGACCACCACTCCAGAAAACGTATCAGGATATACTGCCTTAACATTATGAACATAGCTGTCAGCAATCAGTAGGTCGCCTGTATCGTCCTGAACGACCAGCACTTCATTATCTGTGATGAGTTTAAAGATCAGTTCCTGCCAAAAGCTCGTCGCTGTTTGATTGTTGTTTGGCCGCACATTTAGCTTGTAATAAAGTGCATCATTTTTAGTTTTGAATTCGGACTGAGAAACCGTTCTGGCTAAAAAAGAAGCACAGGTATTTAACGCATACTGTTTCAGGTAAATTTGCGTCTGCTGTCCGCCAATTAAATCAAGATCATAGGCAAAACTGGCATCTTTTCGTTGTGTAAACAGATCAAATAAGTTGAAGTTCACGCTTTCACCTCCTTTCAGAAGTCGAGGTCATTCAAAAATGCCAGCGATTCGCTGACGTCCACATCAGATAATTCATTTACTCGGTACAGCGTATATTCAAATGCCTTAAAGCCGTCTGTCTTACGACGAGTTTCCTCTTTCTTCTCATAGGACTTGTTTCCGTTCGCCTTGTTTACCTTTACCAGCACGTTCTGTGTGTTCCAGCGAAGCAAAGGGTTATCTCCCCATACAAAACGTCCTCTTGGAAAACCGTCGTCAATTATTGATGCCAATAAACCATCAATAGAAGTAGGATTGTGAATGATATCAACCTCAAAATTGGCATCTTCGAACATTTTTCGCATAATCTGAGCACGGTAGTTATCCATAACCACCTTTTTTATATCAAATCGATGTGCCATTGCTTGCATCCATTCCAGCGCATGTTTGGGATCCATGAGTGGCTCGTCAACAACTTCAATTAGGCCCATTCTTTCCCAGTCGTGAAGTGGAATATTAAGACGCTGATTTGGTGTGGCAATTCTGTCCTTTCGACTGTATGCGTAATATTGATCACAGAAGCCCTTCCGTGCCCACTGCTTTTCAATGGTTACTAATTTATCTCGGTACCTAATCGTTACTGCAGCGGCAATGAAATCTCGTACACTGGCAAAATCCACCGCCCCTATTGCCTCTCTGCCGTCCAAATCATGCGGAATCGGTTGATTGGTTGCTGCAATCTCTTCCCAAGGCGCAACACTACTGTTCATTGACGTGCTGGGATAGTCCATTCTCTTTGTTAAAAACTCCTCACGTCCGCTTGGTGCTTCTACTAATGCGTCGTAGTCTTTCTTGATTTGCCGATAAAGGGTCTTACCATACGATGACAACGGTTTTACAATCATTGGAACGGCTTTTTCCCACTTTTCTGGATCATCAATTTCAGACACATCGTCGATTTTGCAAATCCAAGGAAATATGAAATCTGGTGCAGCCTTTCCACTCAAGACATTGGCTGCTTGCTTTTTCTTAGTATCAATGAAACCATCACGCACATAGCCATCAGTCCCAATATAAAAGACACGAGGATTTTGCTTTTTGCCAAGCCCTGATAAGTGGACTTTGACATTGCTGTCATTCTGATATTCATGAATTTCATCGAAGATAACGAAACCATCTCGTAAACCATCTTTCGTGTTGCCGTTAGAAGTTCGATATCTCAAAGTAGAATTGGTCTTTTTAGCTTTTATGAGACCGTTTGTCCAGTAGAATGCGGGTCTAAGCTTTGGTCGATTTGATTCCATTACATCGTGAATTTCTTCAACCGATATTTTTGCCTGGTCTTCGCTGTTAGCAACGATTGAACCGTTATATGAAGGTATACCGTTAAATTCTGATATCAAAAACGTCCCTAACGCCGAAATCAATCCGTTCTTACCAGAGCCACGACCCATCATCCACAAAAAGTCTTCATAATAATTGGTCCCGTCTTCGTGATACAAAAAAACGAACGCAATCAAGAACTTTTGGAACGGCTGAAGTTTGAAAAACCACTTCTCGCTGAACTTAATGCAGTTCTCAATCTGTTCGTTGTCAAAATGCAGTGTGTCGTCAGATAGCACAGACTTTTTTAGATAATCAACAAGCTGAATACGTTCCTTATTAAACAGCAAGTGTCCTTCTTCATAATCCTTGATGTAATCATCAACATACTTGTTATGAATCAAAGCAGATCATCAGGATCATATCCTGTGCCCTTTCCATCAATTCCAGGCGGAGCGGACAATCCCATGTCCTTGCCAAGTGAAATTAGGCTTGCATTGATCTTGTTCATATCAGCCAAAGCAGGATTAGATTTAGTGAAATGCTGACTGCCATTCTCAATTTCAATAATTGGTTGCTTAATAGCTTCTTTTTGAAGCTTGTAGAACATGTCAACCATTGAAACATATCGATCCACCTTCTCGGTTTCAATTGGATTAGTCTTGTCTATCTGAGACAAGAGCCTGTTTTTAAGCTTATCTAGCTTGTCCATGGATTATCACCTCCCATTTTTGGTATATGGTACCCCCCCTCGCGCGAAAAAAACGGAACATTTTTGCGGAAGACGAGCCCGTCCACCGGTCCCCGAATTTCAAAATGGCATTGAATTTTTTGACCCGGGGGTCTGTTATTTTACCATCTTTCATCGTTGGCATACGGATTTTTTGGTCTCCCCAAACGTTTATAATTGAATCGTCCGTGTCGCTTGTTATGACAGTCGCGGCAGAGTGTGCGCAGGTTATCCGGATCAAGCGCTAGGTCTGGACGTTCCTCTAGCGTCTTGATATGGTCAATCTCCAGCGTCATGTCATTGCCAGTAGTCACGCGTCCTTCCGCTTTGCACCATTGGCATTCATAGTGGTCACGTTCAAGAACTTGTTCGCGCAATGCTTTCCATTCAGGTGAACGATAGAAGTGTGCACGACCAGCGTGGCTGTGAACATCTCCCGTATACGATGTGTTAGCCATGCCCATCACTTCACGTATAATCTGACGGCGATCCCCAATCCGATAAACAACACCAGCACAGCAATCATCACTATTAGTGGCATGAATACTAGCAGCCAACTCCATGCAATCAAGCCGAACAGTTTGGCCAGCACGAATATTAGTGTGAGCAGTAATAAAAAATTGCACATGCTAAATTGCCTCCAATCTTGATATGCGGAACTATTCGTCGGTTTCATTCGTTTGCCCAATACCTATGTACTGATATGGGTTTGTGTCTTCACCGTTAAGGTATTCGATGTAGTAATGCTTAGGCTTGATGTGTCCCTTGTCAGCATTCCATTCAAGATTGAGACGAACTAGCCCGTGATCTGGAAAGCTACTTATATATTTGCCATCAATCCAAACATGTGGCACATCATTAATGTCATCGAATTCGATACGAACATGCGGAGTGCTTGCACGCTGCGATGAATGCTCCTGTTTTTGCTGATGGTCAGTCAGCGCTCTTAAATACGCCATGAATGGCTCACTGAATCTAGGACGAGCAGGCAGCTCAACGCCTTCGATATCAGGTAACTTAGCATCACATAGACCATACGCAGTTAAGGTTGGCGAAACTTCCGGTGTTGCGTCAGCCTTGATGTTTTCGACCGCGTTCTTGATCTTGTCAAGTTTGGCCATAAGCGGATCGGTGTTTGCATCAATCGTAACGGTTATCTTATCGGTTCCTTTTTTACCTAATAAGTGTTCTTTCAGTCGTTTCACTACTTTAAGCATGTGCGATTCCTCCTAAGATAATATGATTGCCGAATAGGAACCGATACCGTCAATGTTTATACCAGTAACATCCCATCCTGATTTCGTTAGCAAACTGATTACTTCATTAACGACTGCTGGATTGTACTTGGCAACGCTAATTGAGATTGGGGATGTAGTATTAATTCCTTGATTAATGGCATCGTTCACATCAGCAATCAGATTGTCTTTGTATTTCTTAGTTGCAGTGGCACGAGTTGGCAGTGATCCTTCCATTTTTGGTAGCACTGGTGCTGGTGGAGGCAACTGACGGTGAGACAATTGCCTACTTTGGCCTTTAGCATTATCGAATAGCATGTCTATCCCTCCGTGTATTTTTTGATCTTGTCGACCTGCAAGTCGCACCACGTTTCGTGGGTACCGTTCGCTTTATATACCGTTACGACTGGGAACGATTGATAGCCACATTTACGGAACCGTTCAATGTCACGCTCGTCGGCTGTAATGGTTGACACCGGCATGACCTGCTTTAGCTTCATCGCTGTGTGGCGACACTTTTGACAGCCAGGCCTTGTGTAGATAATTGCCTGTGTGCGTTGTTCTTGCCGCGTTAAATCTTCAATAATCAATTGCTCGGTTCTACTAACGTAGCCATAATCTAATCGTTTCATGCTTGACATAGTTACACCGCCAACTCGAATGAAAAACCGCCGTGGTGCTTGCGCCTGCCGTGAAGACAGTTAGTTATACCTTGGCGTTTTAGTCCGAGAACTCTCGCAGCTTCATTCACACTGTCGAAATAGTGCCGCTGTCCTGAACTAGTAATTGCACAGATTGGACATTCAAGCGCTTTTGCCACGCGTTCAAGGCGAGTGCCGTATGTGTTGTTATACAGCACCGTGCAATACTCCAAATTAGATACCGCGTTGTTTGACTTGTCTTCGTCTATGTGATTGACTTCTGGCAAGTTGTCGGGATTATCTAAAAATGCTGCGGCTACCAAGCGATGAATGGACACTTGCTTTATGTTTCTGTCCCGATATAAATTGACCTTGAGGTACCCGTTTCTATTTGGAAAGCTGGCGAGTACCTTTTCCTTTACGGAATGTCCGTTCGAGTCTACATGTTCAAGGCTCCTCACTCGGCCAAGATTAGATACCTGATATAGTCCTTTGTAATCTTCAATGTCTTTCCAGATTTCCTTTTCGCTCATGATAATCACCTCTCAAACGTAATATATGGCTGTCGTATTGTGATCCGAATATTCGACCAGCTCAAACGTTTTGTGAGCAACAACTCCGAGATCATCTGTCCACTGATCGGTTGGCTTGCGCGTTGATACTTGACGCTGAACGAATCCGCCTAGGTCTTTGCTCATCTCTGAATGTAGATGTCCCGTAAACAGCTCGCGGTTCTGCGCTGTGCCTAACATGAAACCAAACTCGTCTAGGTATTTTGCAAGGTAGTTGTTCTTACCCTTGTCACCATGAGTGGCACCAATGAAGTTGCGGCCTAACATTGCACCTTTGTAATGCTTCAGTGATATATCCCAAGTGATGTTCGGCTGGTTGCTGTAGGCGCGTTTCAATAGACGTGCGAACATATATCCAACTGACGGATCATGATTGCCGGCACAATACATGACCTCACACTCATTGGCGTTCTTGATAATTGCTTCAATCAGTGTCTCGAAGTATTGCTCCATTTCGTTCACAGTCTCGCCTAGGTCAGTTGTTTCGAGCTGTGTGCCCTTTGCTGTGGTTGAGTTGATATTATCCACGTGAGCTAAATCACCGCCCAGAATGAGCAATATCTTTGCGTAGTGGCCGCGTTGAATGATCTCTAGTTGCCGTTTAAGCGATTCAGCATAGACATCGAATGTGTGACCGTTGAAATGCGTGTCGAAAGCCGGAATGACCAGATAGCGATCTGATTCCACAAAAATAGGAGCCTTAGCTTGATACGGCTCCTTGTGTGTGATGATGTCATTCATCAATGATTCATATTGTTCCGCCTCAACTAACGGCCTGATTTGTATCTTGCTTTGGAAGAGCGTTGCTTCAGGCTTCTGCTTCCAGTAATTGCTTGTGGCACGTACAAGTTCCCACTTGGTGTAATCGTACCCGTGAGCTTCCAAAACCTCTCTAGGCGTCATTTTGTGACCCCTGACAACCTTTAGAATGGTTTCACTGGATTGTGTTCCGTCTGAATCGTATTCATTCTTTAGTGGTTTTTGGAACTCGATGCCAAGCCGTCTTGCTTTGCCTTGAAGCGCATCATAGCTAATTCCGAGTTTGTCGGCCGTCTCTCGTCTGGTAAAGCCTTCAGAGGCGAGCTTCCTAATGTCACCGATCTGTTCATCTGTCCATTGCATCTACTCGCCTCCTGAAATATAATAATTGTGAGCCACATGCAATCATGTGCTGCTCTTTTCATTTTTATTCCTCAGGCTCTCGGACTCGTCCCCGAGAGCTTTTTTATGTGCCTATTATAAGTATTGTGTTACAATGACTTAGTGAGTTCATTCTCACACTTCAAAAGTGATTGGCCTTCGTTTTCCCAGAGCGAGGGCTTTTTTTGTTGCACAAAAATAGCACCTCACCGTTTGGCGGAGTGCTAGAAACGCAAGTGACATCACGATACTAATTCGCTAAGCAAAAAATTGCCGGTTTCTGTTAATTCTTCCATCATAATTTCTTTATTGTGGTCATGTCCTGGAGTCGCATCGTTACCGTAAATTAGTTTTGCTAGTCCATTAAACTCCATATCAACTATCGCTGCTTGAATTGAGGAAATTGAAATGCCCGAAAACACATTGACCTTAGCAAATTCTGAAGCTACTTCAGCGACACTAACTCCTTGAACTATTCCAGACACCGCCGCAAAGCTTCTGTTGCTTGGAATAACGGGCCAAAATTGCCTGTTCTTAATAAGAATCAATGCCTGAGGAGAGCACTTTGAAATTATGTTAAGAACAGTTTTTGACCGGGAAAAAGTTTTCCTTATATCTTCGCTGTCTGTTACTTTTGCCAAATATGCAGAAAGAATTTGAAGCAAATCTTCATCTGCTGAGGAGCTATCTAGAATAGATGATATCTTTGAATAGATTGCAACCCCATACGGACTAGTCACCAAGTCAGAAAGCTTTTCTAACGCAAGCTGTTGATCATCTGACTTCTGCAAATATTCCGCAAAAAGTTTGACTTTTTTTGCATCATTTAGTTTTTCTTTGAGCTTATTTCCTGTATCAACAATATCAAGCACTAGGCTTCCCCACTTACCGTCAAAAAAATCAGTAGTAAGGTTTTTGCCTTTTTCCTTAGCTGTTTTTGCCACAGCATCTTTCACCTCTTCGGTTCCCAAGCGTTGGGCTTCTATCCTGTCTGAAAGAGATTTTCTCTCGGCCATAAACGCTTTTTCAGGATTTGCTATTAATTCTTTTAATTCTTCACCATTTATCATCCTATATCACCTCAAAAAAATAGTACTCCAGCACGAACTGGAATACTACATTGAGGTGATATCTGTGCTTCATATGTCTGCTGCTCGCTCTCCCAGTGTCAGATGGGGTCATCGCAAGCTGTGTCCGGTCGCTAAACTGGACAATGTGGCATGCGGGAATCGAACCCGCCTGACTATCACGGTCAGTCCTCATTGCCACACCTTGCCACAGCTTTATCATCACCATGGCTCGGAGGAAAAACGCGGTGTCTCAGGTTTCTCACCTTTGGCACAATACAATCATATGACGGAAATACGGTCGGTTGTTCCCAACTTATTCCCAACATTTTCCCATCTAGGTTTTGTGGGGTTGTTCGACCAGCTCACACCAATCAGCAAATGCTAATAGTGCTTCCTTGAAGTCTCTATAATAAGCAGATTTACTTAAATGCAGTTCCTCAGCTATCAGCCACCATGGCTTACGTTGATCTAGGGAAACAAGGTATGTTTCGGTTAAAATAATTCTGTATTTTTCTAACTCGACTGATCTAATAGCTTTTTCACAGCAAGCTACATATCGAAGCTCTTCAGCGTGCGATACGAGCTTTTCCTCGGCTTTGTTTCCATAGCTAGGTGACTTGGGCATACCGTCAATCACGGGGCTTCTGAGCGCTATTTTGGTGCGTTGAGCGAGCCGCTTGTGATGCCAGTAGTTCCCCAAGACCTCTTTGGCGTTTTCAATTGTTTTGTCATGATCAATTGGGCTAAAATATCTCGTTACTCGCACCACTGCGTCCACTCCTTATGGTATAATTAATTTTGTAAAAATTTGGGGAAACGGCGTGCCGTAATGGTGCGCTTTTTTGATGCTTTAAAACGTGCGTTCAACATGTGCGTTTGCTATACTGTCATTGGAGGCCAACTTCTAATCTTTGATTCCATTTACTCTCAATCGTACGTCTGGCCTCCAGCGCGTCCCTAATCAGGCGCGCTTTTTGTTTACCCAAATGCGGCCTTCCAGAGTACCTTTACAGCCCAGCAGCCCACAAGAATGAATACCGCTGTCGTGAATGCACAGCCCACGAAACAGCCACCAAATATTCCAACCTGTGCAATCCTTTCTGGCTTCGATTGATGGTCATTAATCATTCACTTTCCTCTTTCCCAGTTAGCCCACATCCACATTGCAGCACCTGAGATTAGCAGCATCACGGCAATCATTTCTTCCCCTCCAATAGCTGTTTGTCCTCATGAATATTCCCGATTACTTCGCACGTCTCAACACCACTTTGCAAAATGGTTGCAAGTGCATTTGCATCATAATTCCATGCTGCCGGTATGCCTGCCAAATCAAACGCTGGGTAGTCTTCATCGCCAAACCATTTTACGGTTGCTACATATGATTCACCGTCTTCTCCTGTGACTTTCAGAATATCTGACTCATAGATTTCTCGGCCGTTCGCGTCTGTCAGGCCGGTAAACTGTTCAAAATCAACTAAATCGTTCAATTGTTCCAAACTAAAGGTTGATTCTTTAGAATGAATCATTTGTTGAATCGTCATAGGCTCAACATAGTCGTCAGTTTCATTCCATGTTTCTTCTATCCACGCTCTGAACTTAATCTCTCGTTTCATTTCTCCGCCTCTTTCATGAATACGAGCCAATGTGTCTTGCTACGTTTGTCACCAAACAATGGTCGATAGGTAATTTCATGCAACACATCTGCTAGTTTGATTTGGTCATCATTCCATTTAAAAATCAAAGTTCCATAAGGTTTCAAAACTCGCATTGCCTCACTGAATCCCCGCCGAATTTGGTTTGGCCAAAGATCATCAAGCGTGCCGTACTTTGCTGCAAGCCAGCTATTCTCGCCAGCGTGTTGCAGATGTGGTGGATCAAATACAACTAGGTGAAAAGTGTTGTCGGGAAACGGCAACGGTTCCTTAGTCCAGTCCAATTGAATATCAGGATCAATCCATATCTGACGCTCACCGTCCTTGGCATTACAATCAGGCACGCTGTGAAACTCATCGCGTTTATCGACAAAAATTGCACGAGGGTCATCTTTATTCCACCAGAACATGCGGCTTCCGGCCGTCATATCAAGAATTGGTTTCATTTCTCTGCCTCTATTCTTTTAGTAACCACTTGACCAGCTTTTCACTTGCCGAAATAATTAACCACATGACTGTTGCTAATCCAACGAATAATGTGAAGAAAATAAGTGACTTAACTATCCCAATCTCGATGAAAGGCTTAACAAGGAAATCCCAAAGCACATTGGTAAATCCGTAAATGATGACACCCGCCCAAACCGCTAAAATAATATAGGCAATGGTGTGCTTGATCTTTTTCTTCATTTCTCCGCCTCCAATTTCACGATTTCTCCAGTTTCCTCAACGCGCCAGACACCTAGCAGCCATGCAAGGGCAAATGTATCAAAGCTATCTTTGGCATCGCTGAACCAATCTTGCACGCTTTCCCATTTAGTGCCATCTAAGCTCGCTGATGTGCCCTCATCAAACGCCTGAAATAGGTCTCCATGATCATGTTTCCACATCTTTAGGTATTTACTAATCAGTTCTGGAATCACCGGCAGATCATCTGGCAAGGTGTCAGCATAACGCTGTCTTGCCTCACGCACAGTTTCAGCAGCCAATGGGTCTTTAAGCGCCTTTATCATTTCAAGATAATACTCGAACACGTCCCGCTTCGTCTCATTGCTCATCGTCTTTCTCCTTTTTGATCTTCACGAACCCCGCAGTTTTCAGAATTTGAGCACGATCAGCGTCAGTGATTTCAGCGGCTTCTCCGTGATTCAGACCAGCTCTCCATGCGGTGTCGCTTTGGTTTGCCTTGAATATGCTCTCAATGAGATCAGGGTTTATCCAACTACCGTCTTCAAGCTCAACGAATGCCATCGTCAGTCACCTCCAAGGGCTTAATTGCCTTTACCCATGCTGGTGCGGCGTCGATGTCCGACTGGGTGACGGTGTATCCGTGTTTGACGGCATCGTCAGTGCCTAAAGCAATTGCGTCAGGCCGCCAGTTTACAGTTCCTTTGACTGCGTAATATTGAGCGTTTCCGTGCATCTGATAGTTGTGGTAGTCAGTTCCGGGCATTGGCAGCACGTACCGCTTAGGTTTCTCGACCGTCCAACCGTTGATGTAGGCGCGCATCAGTAGCTCATCGTCATCTGATTTACCGTTAAAAAAAATAAAGGCAATTGCGGACTTTTGGGTATGCGCTTTTTCAACGATTTCTGCTTGTTCCTTGGTCAGGACTACCTTTTCAGGTTCCTCAACGAATGTGACAACATGACCGCCCTGCTCATCAGCCACTAGTTCAGCCTGCTCCTTGCTAGGCGTTGTAGGGCAATCTGATATGACTAATGCCCAGAAATCGTCTCGGCCTTCAAAGTCCCAGTACTTGCCATTATCGTTCTTAACCGCGTACAGTTTTTCTTCGCTCATTTTTCGTCCTCTACTTTCTTGACAATCAGTGGTTCCGGAATATCGACTTTAATGTCATCGCCACGGGTGTTGCGTGCCTTTTTGTGCTTGGCCATGTTCTCGTTTATCCAGCGGATACACCTAGATTGATACTTGGCTCGGTAATACTCGGTTCCTGTGTTTAATCCTGCTACTACGTACATTTGTTAGCCTCCAATAGTTTCACAGCATCGTCTGCCGATCTGCATACGCCGTAAATTACTTTTGTTCCTGATATAGCGGCCGCAAAACGTTTTTGATCTTCACGAAGTCTTCCTTTTTCGTTTTTGCATTCAACCAGTACAGCACGTCCGTCCGCTTTTCTTATCGCAGTAATATCAGGCCACCCAGGCGGTGGTCCTGCGTTAAAAAGTCTTCCGTCAACAGTTCTAACAGTTCCCACGTTCGTTCTAGCGACAATGCAACCGTGTTCCGATAGTGCCAGCATGATTTCTGATTGAATGGCATGCTCTGATTTCATGTATGCTCCTTTAATGTCGGATGATATGACGGATGCTTGAAGCCGTTTGTACTTACTCTCGCAAGGTATCAAAGCAATTAATGACGGATATGACGGATGAATCGAAAAACAAAGTTTACACTATACTTTTTTATATTTATCTATATATACTTTTTAACTATTCATCCGTCATAAGAAAGAAATATAGGCTAAAGCCTTACAGCCGTAAGGGTTGTCGATAAAATTCATCCGTCATATCATCCGTCATTTTGTTGCCCAATTTAGCCTAGAATCTGTTTTTTTCTGAATTCCCAAATAAAATCTGCCGTCCATTTTTCTAACGTATTCGAACTTCTTCTGCATTTCTGCACCAAACTTTTGTTTGCGCATCTTGTACTCACCTGATTTGTCGCACCAGTCAACATATGTTTGGTAAAGCTGACCAGCAGCGGCCTGATATCCGGGCCCTTTTTCGCAGCAATCATTGATAAACAGTTCAAGAACATCCATTTCTGTTCGGTACTCATTGCTTGCATCTTTCACACTCTGCGGCGGTTCTAATCCTTCGCGTTGCCACTTAAGTGCTCCATCAACTGCCCAATTTAGAATCCCGATTGATTCACGTTCAAGCTTGTATGTGAGTCTTTTGTCTACCTGATCCACTGGCACTTGATGAGTAAATGGAATCAGCATCAATCTTCGCCAGATACCATCATCTGTTCCTCGAATAATGGGCTTGTGGTTAGTTGACAGCCAAAGCTTGAATTCTGGTTTGAATTCGAACTCTGATCCGTATAAAAAACGTGCGGTAACAGATTCTCCTCCGGTTAACTCTTTGATAAGTCCTTCATCTAGTCGGACGCCTTCATTTGGTTCACTTGCAGATACCAGACGAGCTCCCTTTAGTCTTGCAATATCGCTGTTGGCGCCCCCACTAGACTGCTGAACCATAATTGATTTAGCCTGCATCGTGCGTGAATAGCTTCCGGCTATGTGCTTGAGAGTATCCATGAAAACAGATTTACCATTTCGCCCTGATCCGTAAAGGATAAACATGACCTGCTCTTCAACTGATCCTGTTAATGAGTACCCGACCGCTTTTTGAATATAGTCAATTAATTCGTTGTCTCCATTGAAAGTCTGATTCAAAAAAGCTTGCCATTCAGGACACTCAACAGTGTCTGAATATTCAACGTTTGATTTCTTCGAGAACATTTTCTTGATGTCATGCTCGTGAAGAGTTCCATCAGATAAATCAATATATCCGTTGTCAACATTCATTAAGGTCTGATCAGCATCAAATTCATCAGTTGTCACCGGTAGACGATGTTGAATCTCATCTTCAAGCGCTCTTTTAGCACGATTTCCACGACTGGTTTTGCAAAACTTTGCCCATTCCTTCTCGGCTTTTTCCGGATCAACATCAGGAGGAGTTTTTGGCTTTTCCTTTTTCAAGTCAGCAACTACTTCGTCAATCATGGTTCGTAATAAGCCGCGCTTATCAAGTTCCCAGAAGCTACCATTGTAGATATACCAAGCCTTATCGATATAGCTGTACCTTGCGACATCACCATATCGATCAACAAACCTATCTGCATTGCCTGTGTCATCCCACGAACGAGGAGGAAATGCTTTTGGCTTACCAGTGTCAGTAATAAATCCAAGCTTATATTTAGGCTTTTCATGTTTCGGCTGATAAGTGTCACGCACATCATTAATGGCTCGGTTGAGTGTTGAAACGCCGTAGGTTGTTTTTCCGTGCTTCTCGTCCCACTTTGGTCTCATTAACGATGAATGGCGGAATATACTGTCCATCCGGGTGAAATCTCTGCCTGTCCAAAATGCCAAGTCATTTGCGAATGCCAGATCAGCCTCAGATTGAGATGGATATAATGGTTCCCAGCCTCCGTTGAGCAGTTTCTTAATTCGATCACCACTTTTAGATTTCAGCATTTTAATGATGATCTCATCTTCAGAAAGATTGTTAGGTACTAAATTGTACCTGCTGGGCAAATCAATGACGGTTTTTGGCTCCAAATACTTTGTATATATCCGCTTGAATTCCTCTTCTGCGGGAGAATTGATTGAATGAAACTTGCCAATCTCATCGCCAGTCATTGCAAAGAACCGCCCGCTTTGATACATCTCAACATTAGCTTTTCTTCGGCGTGTACCGGGTATTTCGCCTTTGACAATGATGTGAATACCAGCGCCAGACATTGACCTTTCGGTATATGACTTGAAAGTATTCATGAACTCCCATGCGACATTGTCGTCGGTTTGTCCCTCTTCTAGTCTCTCCAAATCATCGCCAATATGATCAACGTCAATTCCTACATATCCGTTTGCAAAGAAAAATCCAAGTCCGTCAAGGTCATAAGCCTGCAATGCTGTGATTGCTTCTTCAAAAGTTACCCACTGTTTCGAGTCCGTTGAGCTTGTTTTTGTGCCAGTTAAGGCAGAATAAGGAATCTTAGTATATTTATTTTTTTCTGGTTGCCAGATTCGGTGAAAGCAGCCCCATTGTTTTAGGGACCGTAGTTCTGCTGGAATGCGTTCATACATTCGTATTCCTCCTAGAATGGCAAGTCGGAATCGTCAACTGGTTCATGAGGCTGACTTGGTTGAGAATCATCCTTAAATTTGTGAGCAACTTGTGGATACTTGCTAGCATGAACACTCCACGGGGCCACTGTGTTCCGATCACCATATTCAGGGTTTTTCTCAACTTTGACATAAACTCGTACAGGCTTGTGATAAATAGCTTTGCAGAAATCATCGATGCTATTTAACGGAGTGCCTTCAGGGATCTTTGTCGCTTCCAATACATACTGGAGACCGTCCATATCGTATTGATTCGTAGCTTTGCGCTTCCAGTTATCGAAAAAGACAACTCGGTTATGGTACTTTCCATTCGTTTTTGGCTCTGCTGCATCAAGATCATTGCGAACCGTGAGACGTAGCTGTAGTGATTCTGATCCACCCTTAGTTGCAATTTCACCGGCTTGCATAATGACCATTTCATATTCACCCTGTGGAAGTGGTGAAAAATCGTTTTCCTGGTTCTTGCTATAATCTGCGGTAATGAATGACATATTAGTTTCCTCCTAAATATTTGTGTTCGGCAGCTTTACGGGCTGTGATGGCTTCGTCTTTGGTTTCAAAATATCCTAAACTTATCTGTTTACCTTTTACTGTAATGGCCGCTTGCCATTTCTTCCCCCTTCGATAGACGCCGGTCACACCACTGGTATTTAGTGAACTGCTGCGAGGGATCGGCACTGGTAACACGCCGTGCTTGAGGTAATTTGATTTAGCGTCTTCGTACGCTTGGTGTGCCTCTTCACCGTTATTAAAATGTCCAAGTCCATAGTTGATCCCGTCAATGCCAATTTGGGAAAAGTATCTGCCAGCATTGATAGTTACCCCCGCATAACCCGTGGTATTCCTTGAACACAGAGATTGTGGGAATTTTTTATCTCCGCGATGCCCATATCGTAAATTTCCTGATGTTATTGTTTTAACTTTCTGCGTTCCAATATTGCGGACAAGCAATTCGGTTCCCGCACTTCGTGATGTAAAGCCGGTGCGCCCAATCACTTTAAGTTTTCCGAATGTTTTTCCTTCGTATTCAATGTATCCACCCATCTATGCTCGCTTCCTTTCCTTTAGCCATCCCCTAGCCACAATCTGGTGGTATGCCCATCCGGGTTTATAGCCATGTGCTTTTGCAATTGCGTACATGTCTTCAGGTGACTCGGCATCTTCAGCTTTCATTTGTCCATATTTTGTTTTTGAATAGTCCGCAACTATTTTGAATACTTTCTTGTCTACCTTTTTTAATTTGGCCGTAGGATCAACTTCAAGATCAGTGCCGTCTGCTCTGAATGAATATCCGCAAAGTGGGCATTGCTTAACCTGTGCAGGAACGATTCCGTAACATTTTGGGCAGCTCTTGATTGCAGGTCCGTCTGATTTGCCCCTGTGCTTTTTCTGCTTAGGTCGATCTTCAAGCGACCATTCACGGTCAGCATCAGGAAGACCAAAGCGATAAACGTTCGCGACATGGTCAATAATGATTGCCCTTTTGTTCGGCCTATAGCGCATTCCTCGCATCGATTGCTGAATAAACAACGTTAGCGAATCAGTTGGACGAAGCATAATAACTGTCTGACAATCTGGAACATCCACACCTTCGCCGTATAATTCTGCGTTAACGAGTATTTGTGTTTTACCCGATCGGAAGTTGACCATGGCTTCCGTCCGTTTTTCCGCTGGCGTCTTACCGTCCACTTGCTGAGCATGATATCCTGCACAATTAAATGCTTTGGCAATATCAATGCTCGCTTGGACGTTATGCGCATATACGATCGTTTTTGTGCCGTCTGCAACTGTTCGATAAGTCTTTAATACATCTCCGAATACTGCTCGAATCTTAACTGCATCATCCATTGACTTGTTGGAATAATCGCCTGTAGATGTACGTTTCAATTTTTCAACATCAATCAATGTTGGCGCATAATAATCAAATGGTGCTAGAAAATGGTTATTTATCAGCCAGTCGATCTGTGGACCGATAATTAAATCATCGTACACGTCCCCCAAACCCTTCCCTGACAGGCGGACAGGTGTTGCCGTGAAACCAACCAATGTTGCATTGTCGAAATGTCTAAATACTCGTTTGTAACTAGTAGCGAGAGAGTGGTGAGCTTCATCGCACAAAATTAGTTGTGGTGTTTTCATTTTTGCTATTCGTCTCGTAACAGTTTGAATCATGCCGATATCGCACAAGCTCATATTAACGCCCCAGTTATCAAACGTTCGCGTCACTTGTTGGATAATCTCTTGTCTGTGGACAACAAAAAGTACACGATTTCCCTTATCGGTAGCAGACTTTGCTATTTCTGCCATTGTTATGGTCTTGCCTGATCCAGCTGGCGATTGCACTAGGACGTGCCTATGCCCGTTTAAAAGCGATTGCTTTGTCTTTTCAATTAACTTCGCTTGGTATGGTCGAATGTCCACGTCGATAATTCCCCTTTCTTGCAGGAGTTATCACTGCAAGTACTGGATCCCATCCGCGCTCAACTCGAGATGAAATCAAATAATATTTCTGTCCGGTAATTCTTGACCACTCTTTCATGCTGTGGCTTTCTCCATTAATCGTGATGATTACAGGACGTGGATCTTTTCCAAATATTGCGTCCTCAGCCGAATATCCCCGAACAATTCGAGAACGGATGCAAGAAGCAGAATATGCTGATCTTTTAGCCCATTCCGTAGCAGTTTTGGTAACTCCTTGGCATAAAATTGTGAAGTTATTACTTCTGTTATTCTGCTGAACCTTTTGGTTTACCCATCGACAATTCGCAGGCTCATAATTTCCGTCTACTTTTATGCGATCAATAGATAGTCCCTTCTCATACCCAGATGCTTGTGCCCAGACGTTAAATGCTTGAAAATCGTGCATCCATTCACTACAAACACGAATCCCGCGAGCACCGTAGCGATAAAATTTGTGGTTATTTGGATTGTTGCACCGCTGTTTCATGGTGCTCCACACTCCGTACAAGGGGTTTTCTCTCACTCTGCTCATCACTGTTACCTCCAAACTTAAAGAGGTCCTCAATGGCGCACGCGGTTCGATCATCCAAACGATTTTTGGCAAAGATTGCATCTGAACCTGCAAGGATAACTCCTCGGCGGCTTGTCTTTGTGCTGATGACCACGCGTCCTACCACATCTGTCAGACCTAATAGCCCGTCACGTACGCTGTCACGAATTGCTGGTGCATACTGGCTGAATGATTGCCCAGTTTCGCTCGTAATATCTCGTGTGTTTTCCCAAGCAGTTACTAGCACGTTTACTGGTGCGTCCATGAAGATCATGGTCATGATACGGGCAAAGTAATTCGCCCATTGTCCATAATCCTGAATCTCGTTGCCAATGCCGTTCTTGCTGGCACGACCACGTTCGACAAACCAGTCTTTTTCGAACGCCGAGACGTTGTCGATCACCAGATTGTCATATCCAGAAACACGTTCAGCCAGATTTTTCAGAAATTCTTTCCATTCCTCGCTCGGCTTGCTTCGGTCAAATGGTTGCACATCAATGTTCGTTGCACCGGATAGCACTTTGGAACTGTCATCCAGATCTAGCACGAGTGTTTTGCCATCAAGATTGCGAATGGCTGACGTCTTGCCGACACCGGGCTTCCCGTAAATCAAAACTCGCCAGTTCTTTGTTCGATCAATTGAAGATGCATGTTTAATTGGCTGCATGATTCCCTCCTACTTGATTAATAAGTGCTCACCGCGTGGCTTAAGCTCAGCACCTAGCACTTTTTCTCCGGCTTCTAATCGTTCTCGAATCTTGTCAGTATCTGGTTCGCGTTTTACCTTGAATACATCAGCCTGCAGATTGTCTTGATCGATGTAAATTGGCTGTTTTCCGCCATTCTTAGCAACACTGATCGTGAATAGCGGTGTCTTGATTTTGCGTTGATTAGTTTCGTTCATTGCTTCAACCAAACGCTGTGAAATAGTACCGAGGTTAGATTGATAAGCTTTAATCCGTGCTTCGAAACGGTCACGTTCTTTTTTGTTAGCTTCAATATCGGCCTTGATTTGGCGAATAACCTGTGCATATCCTTCGGCTTTGTCATTAATTGCATCCACAATTGAATCCATGGTGTCAGCTAATACTTCGGGATCAGTTGTTCCGTCTTCAGCTAGTTCTAATAAACTCGCATATTTTCCTTGTAAGTCGTATAATGTTGACATAATAAGTTTCCTTTCTATCAGTCGTTGGTCTGCATACCAGCGGCTTTTTTCATGGCTTGTTTGATAATGAATAGGATTGCGTGTGCGCCATCTTCTTGGCCCATCGCATACGTTTGATGAGGGTCTGTGTTGTTCGGGCCATAGTCATAGGCAATCTTGTGATATTTAGCGATCTGGCGGTTCGCCTCGGCTATAATTCGTTCGTATTCCTCATTAGTCATCACATCATCCCCTTAGTTTCGCTAGTCGTGCACGTAGCTTCTCATTCTCGGCAAGCAACATCTTTGCAATTGGTGTGTGGTTGCCACGAATGACGTCTAACGTCAATCTGTTATGCTCTTTCAGCAAATCACCAATGGTTCGTTCTGCTTCATTCAATCCACTGCCTCCATCCTTTTGAAATCGTTGCGCCGATCATGACGCCAGCCGCTACCAATACCAGGTAACACCATATCGGTGCGGTGGGCGTCAGCAAAACATACAATAGTGTTTGTAACATCAGCTCCAGCCCCCCTTCTGAATCTGCTGCCAGTTTTTGTCTATCCAGTAGCTCATTTCACGTGCTTTGATTAAATACGGACTACCATGTCCTTTTGACCAGCGCACCGGGCCTCCGTGCTCAGCATCAAGTTGCAATCGATTTGGCTTGATCACATTGTCTTTGACATAATCGACTTTGCGATGTAGCTCCTTGGCAACATCGGTGATCGTCCAAGTCTTACCGCCAAGATCCATACGCCAGTTTGCTGGAGGCGTGATAGGCCGAATATCTAATTTAGTTAGTGGCATGGCATTTCCTCCTTTCCTGTGATCGCCTCCTGACGGATAATGGAACCCGAAAGGAGTGTCTTTAATTGAAAATCGTAATTGCAATATCAACTCTTATATTTGCTGCAATAACTCTTGCATTTCTAACTTGGGATCACGTGCATTCTTACCGGGAAGCGCGAACAAATTTTTCGATTATTATCTCTGGCATAAAGATCGATTCAAAAATGTCAGTCGTAAAAATCGCCTTGATGGTTATTAATCATTCTTCGCAACCCATATCCATAATTGATATTCATTATCTAGGTGAGAAAGGTGCGTCAGACACACGTGAACTACAACCGTTGTCAAGAATGAAAAATCCATATATATCGCCTATTGATTCTGATAACACTTATTTCGACAAGCTTACTAATGATGAAAAGATAGCTATAAACCATATAGGTGGGGCCGTTATACGTAAGCAAGACTATGAAAACACCGATTTATCTGAATTTGATTTCATGCCGGCAAACGTAAATTCTTATTCGTCAATCGGGCTTCATCTTGCATTTCATGTAGGCAATGTTCGCGTCGACACGGATAAAGAGAAATTGCATTATTCGTTCCTTGTAACTACGTCCCGTGGTATTTTTGTAAAGACGTTTGATGCACGGTCAATTTCACAAATATAGCAATCCCCAAGCGACGTAAAAGCAGATAGGTGCAGCGACTACACAGCCAAACACGTACGGTATATAAAACCAATCATGATCAAATACTGGTTTAACCAGTAGAACTGCCATGATAGTGAAGAAGATTCCGATAATTCCTAGCAATATGCTGAAAAAAATATACACTTTAACACCTTCTGTTCTTAGAAGAGCTGGCGATTGAAGACGGCGCATCTAAATAAATTGCTTCATCCTTGTGTTCCTTGCTACCTGCAATAGCTTGGAACGCTTTTTTGATATCCTCCGGTGTAGCATTCGTGATATGAATATCGATGTCCATTTATACAGCCTCCTTTTGCAGAAACTTGTTGATAAAATACTGCTGGCCTTTGCCGGTCACCTTTGGGGTCTTCTGAACTGTTACATGGCCGTCCGAGTGACTGATCGCCGTCTCCTTGACCTCGAACAAGCCTAGCTCCATCGCGCGTTGTGTCGGCGAGTTATAGTCGGCACCAATCCGTTTGATCAAATAGCCTTGCTCACGCAGCCATGCGAACAACCGCTTGGCACCAATGTCAACGCCGTTCTGTTTGAGCACTTTTGCAAGATCACCAACCAAGATGGTTGTTTGACTTGTGGCTACCGCGTCTGCAAACAATGCTTTAGGCGCTTGAATCGCGATGGTTTGTTTCTGTCGCTCAATCTTTTCAGCTTGATTAGCTGCTAGCTTCAACGCTTCAGCATAACTTCCCGGGATTGCATAACCCGTTCTGATCTGTGTTTCCATACTATTGAATGCTTGGATGTACTGAATCTTGAACTGAAGCGCCTTCTTACCGGTGAATCCCATAGCCAGCAATGTGAAACCGTCTCGGTTCATGTAGTACATTGGATATTGCTTACCACGGTTGTCATACGTTGTCTCGGCAAAGAATTTGGCGGCCGATTTTTCGGCTGCGAGATTGCTGATAGTTTCAAGAACATGTTTGTGGTCTTTTCCAAATACCTCGGCCACACGCAAGCTAGTTGTCACGGCTTGTTTGTTGTGCATGATTACTAATTCGTTCATACTGTCATCCCCTTTTGCTGTGACTGCTTATATTTGACGTATTCGATAGCTCGCTTCCAACGATCTTTGTCAATTTGATTAGCAGTTAATCCCTGGCCGTCAGTCATCTTCTTAACTAGAATTGCCATTACCTGATCACTGATACCGAGAAATTTCGCGATTTCGAGCTGCGACAAATTCAAATGTAATAAGTAGCCTTTCCAGTCGTTACGATTAGCAGTCCAATTGAGCTGCACGTTTACCATGTACTCACCTCCTACATTTAATTAATTAATCAAGCAGTTGCACAATTTAGCAAATATGCTAAACTATACCCATAGCAAATAAACCTACTGATCCCTTTTTACCAGTGATCGTCTTCCAAAACTCATCCGGTAAAGGGTTATTAAGTTACTGCTTTATTACTTGATGAACCAAGTATAAGCATATATGTTAAACTTTGCAAGGACATTTTTAACATATCTGCTAATTTTTGGCCATCATAGAGGAGAAATGCCTTTATGACACTGTTTGAACGTATACAAAAAGTTTCAAGAGAACATGCCATGAGCCTTCGGGAATTAAACGAAAAGGCTGGCTTAGGAACAAATGCTATTTATCGTTGGAAAAAGACAAAGCCTTCTGCTGACAAACTGCAAGCAGTTGCAGACGTTCTTCACGTTTCCGTAGACTATTTATTGGGTAATACGGATAACCCTTCGCCTAAGTCATCTGTTAAACCACCCGACCTTGCCGACGACAATCTTTTTATGTATCAAGGTAAGCCTATTCCAGAAGAGGATATGGAAACTCTCCGTTACATTCTTGACAGTTATCGTAAGAAAAAGGGTAAGAACCATGAATGAAATGCTTGCTAATGTTCTCAACTATGCATATGACCACAACATCAGCTATAGCATGGTACCCTTTGACAACTCCGAAACACCACCAACTTGCAACACTGAATTGAGGTTGATTGTTCTAAACTCAAACTGGTATCAGCCAAACGAGATGGCCTTCCAAGCGGCACATGAATGCTCACATGTTCTAAACGGGGATCGTGGAAAATTTAAATATTCAAACTTTTATTCCAAAAGTAGAACTGAGGGCAATGCTAATAAGCGAGCACTTTCAATTGTCATTCCGATGTACTTTAAAGATCTAGAAGCTGATGAAGCGAATCTATTTCAGTTTATGAATGACCTAGCAATACCAAGTTGGCTTGAAGACGCTGCGTCATCTTCAATTAATTCATACTATCAACGCAATCTTTTAATTTAGCCAAGGACTATGCTACGTCCAAAATCTGATCGACGTAAAAAGCTACTTTGGAGGAATTCACTATGAAAAAGTCTCTGTTAGTTGGGCTATCTGTACTATCTGTTTTCTTGCTTTCGTCTTGCGGCAGTAACTATAATTCCTCCGCTAACGTTAATAGCAAAACACAGAAATCAGAGGCTTCAAAGACGTCAAAAACTACCGCTAAGCGAGTACGTGGAAAATTAACTAAGGTTGGAACTTATTCAGTCAGAAATGGTGTAAAAGCTACTCTGGTTAAAATATTTCACCCAAGTCAAAAACTTACTTTTAAAGAAGATCATAAGAGCATAGATGTCGGTTTTGACGATATAAAAATAATTGAAAATGATATTCAAGATTCGTCAATTAAAAAGGATCTAGAGGATGTCTATAAAACAAGCATTTCTGGCAACAAATTTTATACCGTTCAAATTGACTTCAATTTAACCAACAAAACTGGTAATGATGCATACTTGGAGGGTCTCAGCACCCTAACTATAGGAAACAGAAGCCTTAGTGACGGTCAATTTTACGATCCCACTCCGGGTGTAACAGTCTCGAATAACGCTACTTATTCAAACAGCATTGTCGCTGTCGTTGACAAAAATGAAACAAACTTTTCTAGGCTTGGAATTGCTTTCGAAAATATTGACGAGCCAGGCCAATCAAATATGTTAATGCAGCCAACATCTTCACAATATCTTAACTTAAATTAGTTCCTTCCCCCACGCAAGCGGCGTCCCCGTGCAAGCCGGAGAGTGGGGCTGGATACAAAATAAAAAGCGCCTACCCCACTGGCTAAAGTGAATGGGTAGACGCCTAAAAGAACGTGAATGTGTGGTGGGTGCAATAGCACCCGTTTGTATTGTAGCACAAGGAGGTGTAAATGTGGCCAGTATTAGTAAACGTGGCAAAAAATGGCAATATCGTGTCTCTTACAAGGATAATGATGGAACACGCAAGTATGTCAACAAGGGTGGCTTCCCCTCAAAAAAAGCTGCTGATATAGCGGCAATCGAAGTCGAACGTCAGCATAATCGCGGTGCAAATTTGGATCTTAACAAGATAACGTTAATCGACTACTGGGACAAATGGATTGAGCTGTACAAATCTGGTAAGCATTCTCGTATCACCGAAGCCCGGTATAAAACAATTCGTAAACAGTTATTAGCCTATTGGGGCGAAAGCCGTGAACTAAAATCAATTTCAAAATCAGACTGGCAGGCATTTATCAATGAGTTTGGCAAAAAAAGGGCTAAAGATACAGTCAGCAAATTGAATGGCTATGTTCGCTCAATGGCTGATTCTGCCGTCGATGACCAAATAATATATACTAACTTCACTCATAACGTTGTCCTCACTGGTAATGAAGGCCAAGCAGGAATCATCAAATATTTGCAAATAAAGGATTTGCGCAAGCTCGTCAATTACTGCCTAGAATTTGCAGACTACGAGCACATTGCTTACTACATCATCGCAACCGGGGCACTGACCGGAGCTAGGTATTCTGAAGTTCTTGGGATCACGTGGGATCATGTTGATATTAAAAAGCGCGTTGTGCACATTACCAGAACGTGGGATCACAGATATGGCAGCGGCTTTGCTGCTACTAAGAACAAATCAAGTGTACGTGACATCGACATCACGAGAGAACTTGCAGACTTGCTTTTACGTCTCAAGAAAGAACAGCAAGAGGTCTACCTTGCTCAGGGATATCGTGATAGCAAACAACTATTATTTCGTAGCATACGGCATAACATGCTATCGAGCACGGCAATTAATAAGGATCTAAGGACGATCGAGAAGACTCTCGACATTTCCCCCGCGATTACTTTCCATGGGCTTAGACACACTCACGTTTCCTATTTGATTGCCAATCACGTTGACATTAACTATATTTCAAAAAGGCTTGGGCATGCCAATACAATGATCACTCAAAAAGTCTACGCTCATCTTCTTGAGGATCAAAGAAAAGAGCAGGTATCCCAGACGCTACAAGCACTTTCGAGACTTTAG